ATCAAGAAACCGCTCAAATTCTGTTAGAAGCCATGAAAGCTGGACAAGTGCCAGTCTTCGCCACTCAAATAATAGTCGATTGCGGACTATACGACGAAATAATTCAATTAGTAGGGGAGAAAAGCTAGTGTCTTTATCACTTGGTACTTTAGAAATCGGTCTAGGGCTAAATACAGCCCAATATGATAGCGGTATCAAATCGGCTAAAGATCAGCTTTCTTCCTTAGAGCAAAAAGTTATTACTCCCAAGGTCGATCACCGTCCGTTAGATGCCTTGAACCAGCATCTAACGGACAAAGAGAATCATTATGATAAACTTAATAAAAAGATTATTGCTCCTAAAGTCAATCACGTTGCATTAGAAGCATTAAACGAGTATTTAACTGTTACAGAAAAACGCATCGATGAATTTAATAAGAAAGTCATTAAAGTTCAAGTTGATGACACAGAATTATTGGCACTTCAAAAACAATTAGAAGAAACTCTTGCTTTACAAAATCAAGTCATTGAGTCTTCTAAAGAAACTACTATTAAGCCAACAACAGACAGTCAAAATCTTACAAAACTTCAAAAAGACCACGAAAAAACAAATATTGCACAAGAAAAAACAAGAAAAAAAGCCAATCAAAACGTATCAATAACAACAAGTAATCAAAATCTAACAAAACTTGATCAACAGCATAAACAAACTCAAATCAAGACAATACCTGTTACAACAGAACAGCAAAATATATCTCAAAGACCTGTTGCACCAGAGCAGCAAAATATATCTCAAAGACCCAATATTCGAGGTGGTGGGTTTAGTGCGATGGTGGCCGTGGAGTTATTGTCGCAAATTTTGTCAGGATCATTGACCAAAATTTTGTCAGCAGTATTACCAGCAATACTAAAAGTTGTTGAAACTAGAAAGAATTTTGTCAGTGCAGTAATGTCAATGCCTGCCAACTTTTTAAAGAGCTATTCAGAAGGCGCGGCTTACACTTACGCGGATATATTTACCAGGAATAATATTAAAGCTTTTGACAAAGAAGCAGGAACAAACTTGTACGAAACTGGTGGATCCGATCTCGGTAAGCTTGCTGGGAAAACAGTTAGAAAAGGCAAAACAGTATTAAACGAGCATTTAGAAACTGAATCGGCACAAAAAGGTTCTGAGGCTATAGCAGACGCAACTAAAAGAACAAAAGAAGAAATGGCAGAATTAAAAAAGTTAGCCATTGAATTTTATAATACTCAAGACCCTAGTAAAGCACAAGAGTTAGCAGAACAATTGCTAAAAGTATCTGATTCAATGAGACAAGTTGCAATGTCTCCTATCGATACTTTTGCTAATGCAAGAAAAGAACTAAAATCAGGTGAGTCTATCGCAAAAGCTAGAAAACAATCAGCAACAGTCCAACTAGACGAAAAAGCTGTAAGTGAAGCAAAAAAAATAGTTTTTGTTTCTGGGGGTTTTGCTGGTAAACAGGGAGAAGGAAGCAAAGAAATTGCTGAAAATCTTCAACCAAAACTAGAAGATGGGGTTTTAGTTATCCCTATTGCTAATAAAGCAACTGATTTAAGTACATCCATTAAAGATAATCCTTTGAAATGGGCTGGTGAAGCAGCCGCTCAAACAGTGGGGCAAGGATTGTCAGGGACTAACGAAGATTCAGTTTCAATGCTTGCTGCAGTTATCAAGGCTAGAGAATTAAATCCTAATGCTCAAATTGATTTACTTGGTTATTCTGCTGGGGGTTTTGTTTCTGAAGGTGCGACTAGATTAGCAAACCAAGCTGGTATTGAAAATATAAAAGGGGTAGCAATAGCTACCCCGTCAATGGTCGGGACTACTCAAATGGATAATTTTTCTCGTTATATAGGAGAAAATGACCCTATTAGACTAGCAGAACAAACTATGGGGGCATCAGATGTATCCAAGCAAAGTCAAGTTATTTCCGATATTGCGTCACATTCTTCTTCTGACTACCTCGAAAACGCAGAAATTATCAAGATATTGAATAAAGAAGTTGATAAATTACAGGAAAATATTGAAGATATTCCTGATCAATTAGAACTATTTGATATGTCATCTTTGCAATTAAAGCAAAGAGAATTAGTAGCTATTGAAACACAGCTAAAAGAAGTCAAAGAAGCTACAAAACCTTTAGAACATTTAAAAGTTGATAGTATAGTAGCAACCAATATTCCTAACATTAAATTAGGCACTGAAGAGAAATCGTTTGAGATTCCTAGTATTAGTTCAAAAAATAACCCGTCTAAAAATATAACAACCAACAATATTGTTAGTAGCAATATAGGTGTTAAAGAAAAAGAACTTGTGTCGCTGTCTAAACAGACAAAAGACCTAAAGTCTTTAATTCAAAGTAATCCTGCATCTGCTGATATTGTTAAAGCACAGGCTCAATCTGACGCAATTAGAAAATGGTTTAGTGATCGTTATCAAAAATTAAAAACATTAATAGATTCTGGTGAATTAGACCAAGCAAAAAAAGTAGCTAATGAAATATTAATTGCCAAAGAACAAGCCTCTTCTGATTTAGAAGACATACTAAAATTACTCAAAGAAGCTGGACAGCCCACTTCTATAGCTTCTGGGGGAGTCGGTGCTTCTGTTCAGTCTGCAAAAGGATACTTAAGTAGTACAGGAAAAAAAGTTCAGACTGCTCAAGAAACAATTGGTATAAAAGAATTATCTCCTATTAAATCAGGACTAATTCAACAAATTCAGAAAACTGGTGTCGATACTACTACAGTAGGCTTTAAAACTCTATTCGCAAAGGCTATAGAACAATCGGCAAAATCAATAGCTTCTGGTGGGAATAAAGAGTTAATAGAGGCTAATTTAGAGAAACTAATCTTAAGCTTAAATCCTGTTTTAGCAAATAAAAATAAGACTAAAGGACTTGGCTCTGACATTATAGAAGGGATAAAAATAGGAATTAAAAGCGAGTCTGGTGATTTAGATGCGGAAATGCGGGAAATTGCTTTAACCTTACCGAAAACAATTAGAGATACACTTGAGATTCAATCTCCATCAAAAGTTATGATGCGAATTGGTCGTGACATCAAAAGAGGTTTAATACTAGGACTAGATGGAATAAAAACTGAATTAAAATTTAAGGAGATAGAGATAAAAGATTTTGTCGGGAAAGTAAAATCCTTAGACCGTGAATCTTTAAAAACTAATGTCCAAAAAGCAGGGAAAAGAATTTTTAATGCACTTCCTAGTAATGTAAGAAGTGAAGTAAAGTTTAGACAATGGGAGATGGAAGAATCTGCTAAACAAATGCAACCCCTAAACCGTGAAACAATAAAAACAAATATTAAACAGGTAGGGAGAAAAGTTTTTAATATTGGAGGGATTCTTGATAAAATTGATGATTTTAAAAGTAAAAGTAAGTTAGAGCAATTTAGCACCATTGCTGATAAAGTTGAAAGATCACTTGATAAATTACCAGAACCAATTAAGAAAGTTGCTGGACTAATAAGAAACGCAATATTAGGTATGGTTGGTTTTAACGTTCTTGAATCAACTGTTGGTTTATTAAATAAATTTGGAAAAGAAGCTTTTCAAACAGCAATTGAAGCAGAGCGGTTAGAAATGGCTTTATCCTTAACCACAGACGACGCTGAGTCTGCTTTATCTAGGCTAAAAGTACAAGCAGATAAACTTGGAACATCTTTTTTGTCTTCTGCCAAAAACTATCAGCAGTTTAGTGCTGCTGTAATGAACACTTCACTAGAGTTTCAAAAAGATAAAATTTTTGAAGGAATAACATTAGGATTGGCTACTAGAGGTGCTAATTCCCAACAGCAAGACAGAGCTTTACTAGCTATTACTCAAATAGCTAGTAAAGGTCGTGTTTCAATGGAAGAACTTAACTCTCAGTTAGGTGAAGCAATGCCAGGCGCGTTACAGATTGCCGCTAGAGCTTATGGTGTAACGTCTCAAGAATTTATTAAATTAATTGAGTCTGGATCAGTAGCATCAGATGAATTTTTGTCGAAATTTGCAACTCAAACTACTTTAGAATCAGCAGGAGGGATTAATGTAATTAATGACACGGCTTTTGCTCAAGTTGCAAAACTTGAAAATCAATTAAACTTGCTTCGCGTAGAAATGGGGAAACCTTTATTAGAAGTGGCTAAATTAGGGATACCTACAGTTATCAGTGGACTTAGGACTTTAGAGGATCATGGAGATAAAATTGTAGCTACTTTTGTTTCGATGGGGATTGTCGTATCGGGTGTATTTGTTCAAATGTTACACAGGCTTGGTCTTTTAAAGTTAGGGCTAAAAGCACTAGGAGTTACCGCAGCATCTACAAAAGCATCAATTGCACAAATAGGTATAGGATTTGTTAAAGGGCTAGGATGGACTGCTTTAGTCTTTGGTGTAATGGAAGCTTTTAAAGGGCTTTATCAATACATCAACGCAGGCTCCGAAGAGTCTAAACGATCCCTTAAATCAACTCAAGAATCGTTACAAGAATTGAGACGATTACTAGAAAAACCTTTACCTATACCTAAAGCTTCTACTGTTGTAACTGATAGTGCAACCGCAATTCAGCAATTTAAAAACAACAGAGAAAGAGATAAAAGTTTAGAGTTTACTGCGGGGGGACTAAGTAATACAACACAAATCTTAAAATTATCAACTGACACATTTAGTGATACAAAGATTACTGAATTTACGGGTAAACTTGACACATTGCGGCAAAAAGCAAAAGACCTCAAGATAGATGAAATCATAGCTAGTAGAGATGCTGACGTTAAAAAAGCTACATCTGTTCGTCAAGAAATTGCGAAAGTAAACCAAGAAATACAAGCTTTAACGGAAAAATACTTTCCTCAAATTGGGCTTATTGTTAATGAGATAGCATCTACAGAAGAAAGAATTACAGCAATTAAAAAAGTTTTAGATGATCCAGAGTCTTCTAATTCCCAAAAAGATAATGCTAGTATCCAGCTAGAAATTGCTGAAGTTCAACTTAGAAAATTAAAAGAATCGCAAGAAAAATATAACGAAGCAGTCAAAGAGAATTTAGTCAACTATCAACGATTAACAGAACAAATAAATAAAGTAGCAAGAGCTTTATCTAATATTGAATTTGTCTCTAGTGGTCGAACTATTTTGTCTGAAACAGATATTAAACGACAAGTTTTATCTGGGAACCTGAAGCCGTTTGAAATAGACTTGACCGTTAGAGAACAGAGCCTATCTATTGTCAAGGATCAGTTTAATTCGCTTAATGGATTACTGGCAACTAAAGAAAAAGAATTACAAAACACCCTAACAGATCAAATTAATCAGCGAATAACTGAGTTAATGCCTGAATTAAATGGAATAGATTTTAGAACGGCATTACAGCAGGGAAGTGTGTCACCAGAAGCTATAGGTGATCGGTTACAACAGTTGGGAGATCAAGCGCCTTTTGAATTAAACCAGGTATTAGAAACAGCTAAACAGCAAGCATCTATTAGACGACAAACTTTAACTATTGATAAATCAATTGTTGATACAGAACTAGAAATTGCTAACGCTAGACGAGAGCGCGCAAGAAATGCCAGACAAGCATCAATAGTCGGTGCCAATGTCAACGAGAGAATTGCTACTTTAAGGCAATTACCCTTTGGGGGGCCAGCCGCTTCCTATCAGGATGCCTTATCAGAAGTTCGCAACCAAGAGAGATTATTAGGAGAGGCTTATCGTCGATTAGAAAGTGCGTCAGACGATCCTAATGTGATTCAGCAAGAGGTTGATAATACCCGATTATCCCTAGAACAAGCCCGCGCTAACCTATTACAGCAACAAACATCACTACAAGACTACTACCGCAACCTTGACCGTCAGATAATCGACTTTAATCGTCAGATTGAGGATTACAGAAGACAGATTGAAGACGCTCAACTGTCAGCATTTAAAGAGAATCGTTCCCTATCTGAAAGTTACAGTGATTTAGTCAGAGAACTCGATAAGAACCTCTTAAATGCCCAAAATCAACTATTAGATACAACCGATAGAATCAGGGTGCAGCAAGTCAAAAACCGGTTATTAATACCCGGTACAAGCGACGCTGGTAAAGAATTAGGTGACATTTTCCTAGAATTTGTACAGGGACAAGCTGATATTGCTAGTCGCGGACGCACCTTCCAATCCCGAACCGAGGAGATAGAAACTTCCTATATCTCTACTCTAAGAAATATTCGTAACTTACAAGAGCAACAGCAAGAGGCTGAAAGAAATCGACTAAGAACGATTGAAGATATTAAACGGACTCAGGAAGACCTCAATCGTACTCTAGCTGATTTAATCCGACAAACCAATAAAGAATTAGGCTTTATTCCCCAATCAATCAAGGATATTGTCACAAATCTTAATACACTTCCAGAACCAATTAAATTAATCAATTCTGAGTTAGTGGCTATTCCCCCAAATATTAAGACTTCTGGAGAAGACTTAGTAAAAAGTATAGAAGAAACTGCGGAGGCAATTAGAAAAGCTAAAGAAGGTTTAATATTACCGGCTCCCAGTAATTTTATCCCTGCTCCTGTTTGGAATGGGGGAGGGTTTTTACCGCCGCCTGCTTCATTTTCCACATTCCCCACATCTTCCACGCTACCCTCTACACTAACCCCTCGCGGACAGCAAGCATCTCAATATTTGAATAATCCTCAAATCAGAGCTTTTCTTGATCTTGTTGCCTATGCAGAAGGCACTGATTATATGCCTAATGAAGGATACAACACTTTATTTGGACATGGACAATTTGTTTCTTTTAGAGATCATCCACGACAAAGAGTTTCAAAAAACGGATTAAGGTCTGACGCTGCTGGAAGATACCAGATAATGCAAGCGACGTGGGATGAAGAAAAAGCGAAATTAGGATTACAAGATTTTTCACCGACATCTCAGGATTTAGTGGCAATAAGCCGGATTATGATGAGAGGCGCTTTAGATGAAGTTTTAAAAGGTGATGTGGTGGGTGCTTTATTTGCCGCTCGTCAAGAATGGGCATCTTTTCCTGGTGCTGGATATGGGCAAAGAGAAAGAAGCAAAGAAAGTTTAACAAGAAAATATCAAGAAATTGTAAAAAAATATGAACAACCTTCCTCCACTCCATCGGCTTCTACTTCCTCAACTATTTTTGTTCGTCGTTCTGGACAAAAAACTCCTGAAGGACTAGAAATCCTACGGTTTGATTTAATAAAAGATGGTAAAATAATTGATACTGTTATCGGAGGAGTAACAGGAAGACCATCAACGCAGTCTGCAATTGGCACAAATAAAACTAATATTCGTGGCAGTGAAACTCCACTTCCTGACGGTAATTGGTCTATTGACGCTAACCACGCTTCTCGCTATCTTCGACAATTTAATTCTGGACAGTTTAGAAATTATAATCCCAGTCAAATTCCACTAGGAACTGTTGGACCTGCGTGGATAGGAGCCGAACCAAAATTCTCTACTGGAAGATCACAAATCGGATTCCATTTAGACGATTTAAAGATTGGCAGCGCAGGTTGTATCGCTTTTACTGATCCTAGTCAAATTGCAAAAATTGCTAACTGGGTAGTTCAATCAGGAGCTAATTCAATGTTTGTCGATCTTGACGGCAAACAAACAAGTCGCGGCGGTCAAGGTGGTTCTAGAGACTCCACACCTAACCCTTCTCCTGTCCCCTTGCCCACTTCTGTTCCTGTTTTACAGCCTCCCCGTGTTTTAACAAAAGAAGAAACAAAAGAAGGAAAAGGTGGTCCAGAATATAGTAGTCCCCCACCTATAGCCCAATTACCAACTTTACCTAATCAAAATCAAGATAATTTCTGGGATGCCGATTTACCACCGGTTCTTAAAGACAATCCGATTAACTTCCAGAGTCCTAATTTACCTCCCGTTCCCAATCTTCCTACAGGTAATCTTGGCGCAGCGGCTGATCAAATTCGCAACGCTGAAACAGCCAATCAAAACGCTGAGGAGTTTTCAAGACAGCTAGAAGAGCAACAAAATCTAAACAATGCTCTTGACAGATCAATGAAATTTAGACAACAGCAAGAGGAAGATGCCCGTGCATTAGAACGCACTTTAAGAGATGCTTCCGAGAATGTCGCTGATTTGACTATCAACTCTAAAGGGTATCTGACAGTACAAGAAGAAATTAATAAGAGTGCTACAGAAGTCTCTCGACAATATCGCTCTCAGATTGAATCCTTGCAAGACCAGCGACGGACTTTACTTTTAAATGCTGAGGCTCAACAAAAATACAGCGACGCAATAAAAGAAATCTTAGGAGAATTTCAAAGAAAAGGTATAGCTCTCCCCCCTGAATTTATCAAAGAAATGACAGATAGTATTGATGCTTTAGCTAAAAACGCTGAATTAGCTAAAAAACAGGTAGCAATTCTTGATCAAGCGATTGAACAATTAGGCAAGAATCAGGGAGTAGCTACCTTAGAAGCATCATTTAGAAAAACCAGAGATACAGTCAGGAGCATTCGTGATCGGTTAAATGATTTAACTATCCAAAGAACGCAACTAGAATTTCAGTCTCGACCGACTTTATTTGATGATTCTGCTATCCTTGCCGAACGTACTAGCCTACAAAAAGAAAAAGAGGAACTAGAGGATTATTTAGAACCTTACAAAGACTTACCACAATACGCTGATTTTGTAGCTAATATCCGATCAGAATGGGAAAAACTTGCAGAATTAAGATTAGAGCGAGTAGCATTAGATGCCTCTCCGAATCGTGGCGCAGCTGAAAGCTTTTTCTCTGATATTAGAGAAGGAAAAGGAATAGGATCAGCTTTTAGTAGTCTTGGATTAAATATTATGACAAAATTTGTTGAGGGTATTACCAAGCCTGCTATTGATGCCCTAACTTCTGCTATCGATGGATTTACAAAGCCAATTACTCAAGCTTTTGAGTCGCTATTTAATGCAATCATCGGGCCAGTAGGCAATTTCTTCACTAACGCCCTAAACAGTATCTTTAAACCAGCAGGTAACATCTTTTCTTCTATTTTTGGTGGCGGTGGCGGAGGTGGCTTATTTAACGGGCTACTTAGTGGAATAACAGGGATTTTTAGTGGGGGACTAGGCGGACTTGGTTCGATTGGGTCACTTGGTAGTATAGGAGCCTCTAGCTTTGCTTCTGCTCCGGCTTCTGCCTTTTCTCTAGGTACAGGATTCAGCCTATTTAGTGATGGTGGGAAAGTTGGAGATGCCAATGTTCCGATAGAGAAAAATATCATTTCAGCTTTTCAGCGCGAACGAGCAATGTCGGGAGGCCGAAAACCTCGATTAATCGTAGCCAATGAAGATGAATTAATTCTCAACCCTAAAGAAACAGAAGCATATCTAGACTACAGAAATAATGCTCCTATTAAGAACTATGCTAATGGGGGATTTGTCGGGGGTAAGCCTAATTACTCCACAACTTCAAATAACAATAACTCTAATCAGTCTTTGGTAATTAATAACACCAATAACGTGACTGTAGAATCACGGAATGATATGGGTTATAGTTTGAATCAATTGAAAGAACGGGAAAATACACAAAATGAACGAACTAAAAAACGATTCTTTGGGTAATCAAATTGTTACCGAAGCTCTTGAATGGCTCGGTACTCCTTGGTTTCATGGTCAATCGCTTAAAGGGATTGGAACCGATTGTGTAGGATTTATCGCTGGCGTAGGGATTGAAGTCGGATTCTTGCCCCATGATTTCATTATTGAAAACTACGAACGGATTCCCCGGAATAACTTCTTAGTCAAATTCCTTGATCGGTTACTAGATAGAGTTGAAGGTGATTTGTGTAAAGGAGATATTTTGATGTTTTATAAGTCAGGAGTAAATGGTCATGTGGGGATTTATCTGGGAGATGGTGAGTACGTCCATGCTGATTCAATAAATGGCGTGATGAAGACCTATATTCATGAATACCCGCCTGTACTAATTTATCGAGTACCTACTTTAGGAGTGGTAAAATAATGGAAAATTACCATAAACCCAATGAGAAAGATTATTTTAAGCTTATTGTTTTTAGGAATGATGCCTACCGAGGCACTATCCCTCGACAACCAGACTCAAGAGATACTTGAGGAAAGAACTTGTCAGTATCTCAAGTCTGGACTGACACTGGGAGAAACTATGGGAGCGATTAGATATGCCGTTGAACAGAACAGTAGTTCGAGGTCACAGTACGAACCAATTAATATTTGGCGTGATTATTTTATCAACGAAAGAACAAGGAAAATCTTTGTCAACGCTAAAAAAAGATGTCCAGAGTTTTTTCTGCGTAACTGAGAGGTAATGCCGTGGGAAGTTAGATTGTATTTCGATTGTTAATAGGGTTATTAACAATCGAAACCGTTACCCTGTAAAGGTTCTAGACTTT